TCATAGCGGCTGACTCGTTGTTGTAGGATTTGTTGTAGGTCTTCTTCCCGACCTTCCATTTCAGGCGGTGCGTTGTGTAGCCGCCGCGAAATAATTTTGAGATGCGAACTACCGCAGGACCGCAGCGCACCGCGGAGTGTTTTTCGTCGATGTTTTCAATTTGGGTTTTCATTTTTTTCTTTCTGGTTCTGTCCCAAAAATTGGGACAAAGTGTGTTTTGGGGTGTAATAACCTATACAAAGAATCATACACCGCAACAAAAAAACCTGTAGCCTTGCGAAGCAGAACCAGAAATTTGTCCCCGAAAATTTGGGACAAAAAGAACCGGAGTCTACGGGGCTCGAATTCGTGTTCAGTTTTGTATAAGTAGTTGACAAAAAATATATTGTGTAAAAGTGAAATTGACCTTGTCCCGAGTTAGACATACCTTGTCCTGAAATGGTTCAAAATAAAGTTGGGATTTTTGTTGATGACGGAAAAACTCCGGTCCCAAAAAACAGCGTTGTTCGTTACGGCTATGTGTATCCGCAAGGCACTGCGGATTGGACGATCGAGCTTCATGCTTACCGAGCACTAGCAAAAGACGGAACGCCGCGGGAGGAAAATTTCAAGAGAGCGGCGCAGATGTTTTTCTCGAAAAATTCGGAGCCGTTTATCTGGCATCCGTGGGCCGAGGATATGCTCTACGAGTGCTGCTACTCGCAGTTCGTGGGCTTCGCGGGATGCGGCTCGTCGGGCAAGTCCGATTTCATGGCGGTGTGGATTCTTTTGAATTGGCTCGCTGCGCCGTATCACACACTCGGACTCCTGACCTCGACTTCGATCCGCGATTCTAAGAAGCGCGTTTGGGGCGCGGTGTCCCGCTACTGGCCTTCGATTGCGCCTGTCGCTCCGGCGAAGCTCACGGACACTCCGACTCCGGCGATTTATGTTGTGCGCGACAAGGTTCGCATGGAGCAGGCGGGCGTGTATTTGATCCCCGCGGAAGCAAAAAAGACGAACGAAGTTACCGGCAAGATGCGAGGGATGAAAGCCCCGCGAGTCTTTCTGGCAGCGGATGAGTTGTCGGAGCTTTCGCATTCGCTTCTCGACACGGCGATGTCGAACTTGGCGAACAACGCGGTGCTGCACATCTGCGCGGCGGCGAACCCTGTCAGCTACTACGACCCATTTGGAAAATTCGCGGAGCCGCAAAATGGCTGGGGTTCGATTTCGGTGAACGACGATCGCTGGGAAACCAAGCTGGGCGGGGTTTGCCTGCATTTCGATGCAATGCGAAACCCGAATTATCTGGCGAAAGAAAATCTCTGGCCGATTCAGAAATGGGAAAAGATCGAGGAAGCGGTTGAACGACTGGGCGACGACTCGCCGATGTTTTGGCGTGACTATCGCGGCTTCTGGCCTCCCCAGGGAATTTCCAAAGCGATCTACTCGGAGTCGGAGATCATCAAATTCAAAGGGGACCAGCCGCCGGTCTGGCAGGGCGCGACGACACGGATCGCGGGCGTGGACCCTTCGTTTGTTTCGGGCGGAGATCGTTGTGTGCTGTATGTCGGCAGCTACGGACTCAACAAGGACGGCATCGAGCAGGTATCATTTGATACCTTCCATTTCGTTGAGGACGACGCTTCATCGAATGAGCCGCGAACTTTTCAAGTGGCGGCAAAGATCGCCGAGATTTTGCGGCGTGAGCGGGTGCAGTCTTACCATCTCGGGGTCGATGTGACGGGCGGCGGCGTTCCGTTTTGCGATGCGCTTTCGCGAGTCCTCGGGAGCAATGATTTTCTTCGTGTGCATTTCGGCGGGTCTCCGAGTGATCGGTCGCTCTCGGCTTATGACGCGACCAAAGCTAACGACAAGTATGTGAATCGCGTCACCGAGCTTTGGTTCGGCGCGAAGGAGTATTTGCAGAATGGGCAGCTTCGCGGCATCGGCCCCGACCTTGCCCAGGAAATGACCGCCCGCAATTTCGAGACCCGCAAATCGGGCGGAATGAAATTGTGTGTCGAGCCAAAGGCGGACATGAAGGCACGGATGGGTCGCTCCCCTGACATCGCCGACGCGGCGTTTGTTTTGTTGGAAGTCGTGCGCGAGCGGATGGGCCTTCGACCTCCCCAGGAGAGCGGCCCCCGCGCTGCCCGCCCGTGGCGCAAAATGATGGGGCGCTTCGATGTCAAGCGCAATTCGTCTTGCCTTTTGGACTGCTAGGTGTAATAATTCCGCAACCCATGGAAGCCGTTGAATACCCGCTGACGATCGAGCAAGGTTCCACTTTTCAGAAGCAATTTCGCTGGAAGGTGGACGGGCAGGTTATGAACCTTACAGGTTACACGGCCAAGATGCAGGCCCGCAAGAACTACGGCGGTGCGGTGGGGTTTGAACTCAGCACCGCGAACAGCCGAATTTTGCTAGGCGGCGCAGGCGGAACAGTCTCTTTGGAGATGGCTCCTGACGAAACGGCGGCTCTTCCCGTGGGAAATTTTGTTTACGATTTAGAACTGACGACCGGCGGCGTGGTGAGGAAACTCATTCGCGGCACGGTGGTTGTCGTGCCGGAGGCAACGATCTAACATGGCAGAGATTATCGAAATCATTGGCTCCGGCTTGACCGGCCCCCAGGGACCCCGCGGTTTGCCAGGTTTGAACGGAGCCCCTGGAGCAGCTGGGGCACGAGGAGCGGTCGGACCTATCGGCCCCGTTGGCCCCGTTGGCCCCGTCGGCCCGACAGGACTAAAAGGCGATCGTGGTTTTCAAGGTCTTAAAGGCGATAGCATTACCGGCCCCCAGGGCGAGCGCGGGTTGAAGGGCGACAAAGGCGATCGCGGCGTGGATGGTCCCATGGGCCCCGTTGGTCCCGTTGGCCCATCTGGCGGACCAGGCCCCGCTGGGGCGATGGGAGCCCGTGGTTTTCAAGGTTTGCGCGGCGATCCAGGCCCCCAGGGCGTAGAGGGCCCCCGAGGTTTGCAGGGCGTTCAGGGCAACAAAGGCGATACCGGCGCAGTCGGAGGTCCTGGCCCCCGTGGCTACACCGGCCCGCAAGGCCCCCAGGGCGAGATTTCCAAAGGCTCCGTCATGGCTTTTAGCATCGCTCTTGGAGGCGTGTGAAACAGCAATACACCGGCCCTTACACTTTTGATGTAGCTGCCCGCACGATTACGCTGGCGGGTATCGAGGTTTCCCAAGATCGCTTGGCGCTGATCGTCAATTCGACGGTCGGGTTTATTTATCACAACCTTGAACACGAGCCGACGGCCCAAGTCACGATCTCCGGCGGCAACACGATCATTGTTTTCCCCCAATACAAAGATTGCGAGACGCACCGTGATTCCGACGCGCTTTCGATTTTTTACGACGATGGCGTTGATCTCGGGCAACTCATCAAGGACGAGTCGGACGAGACGCAGAATTTACTCCAGAACGAGTTCGACGAAACGCAGACCGCGATTTCCAATTTTCGCACGGAGGTAAAAGCCGAGAGTGACGAGACGCAAGCCTTGTTGCAGGCCGAGTTTGACGAGACCCAGGCGGCGATCGTTAGCACCACGGGCGGAATTTTGTCCGCTGTCGGATACGACGCCATCGACTCATTCAATGGCGACTACGCAATTTACCAAGGCGGTTTAGATAAGGGCGGAGTCCTCAACATCGTCGGCGGCGTAATAACGGTTGTCACCCCAGGCAGCGGGTATTCCGCAGGGTTTGCTAATTCGGTCGGGGGGACGCGGTTTGTTGTAGAAATCGACCCTTCTGCTTTCCGCATGAAGGTTAAAGCGGAGTTCGACCAGACGCAGACTTTACTCCAAAACGAGTTCGACGAAACGCAGACGGCGATTTCAGACTTTCGCACTGAGGTCAAAGCGGAGTCCGACGAAACCCAGTCGCTCCTTAACGCAGAGTTTAACGAGACGCAGACGGCGATTTCAGACTTTCGCACTGAGGTCAAAGCGGAGAGCGATGCGACACAGACCCTTCTCCAGACGGAGTTCGACGAAACGCAAACGGCGATTGCCGACTTCCGCACGGAGGTTAAATCCGAGAGCGATGCGACACAGACGCTTCTCCAGAATGAGTTCGACCAGACGCAAACCGCGATCGCCGACTTTCAAGCCGAAGTCAAATCCGAGAGCGATGCCACGCAAACACTCCTGAACCTAAAGCTCGCAGGGTTGATTAACGGGTTCCTGGGCGTCGAGCATATCGTCAAGTATTCGGCGGAAAACGGGGTTGAGGTTGATTTCACCCCTGGGGGATACGGCCCGTCGCAGATTGTGTTTTCGCAGGGGGGCGTTCCGATTAAAACCATCAATCTCACCTACGACGCGAGGGGGGCATTAGTTTTAGTTTCCGCTTGATTTTTTGCTCGTTTAATGTAATAACCACATAACCCGTGAAGCAACAATACAAAGGCCCTTACACTTTCGATGTCGCCACGCGCACGATCACGATGCTGGACATCGAGGTGCCGCCCGAAAGAGTGTTGTTGGTCGTCAACTCGACGGTTGGGTTTGTTTATCATAACTTTGCGATCGAGCCGAATGGTGACATTTCGATTTCTGGCGGCAACACGGTCATTGTTTTTCCCCCTTACAAAGATTGCGACACTCATCGCAACACCGATGACCTCTCGATTTTTTACGACGACGGCGTTGACCTGGGGAAGCTCATCAAAGACGAGTCGGACGAGACGCAGGCGTTGTTGCAGGCGGAGTTCGACGAGACGCAAGCACTCATTCCCCCTTTTCAAGCAGAGGTCAAAGCGGAGTTCGACGCGACACAGACTTTGTTGCAGACGGAGTTCGACGAGACGCAGACCGCGATTGCCGATTTCCGCACGGAGGTTAAAGTCGAGTTCGACGAAACGCAGACGCTTCTTCAAACGGAGTTCGACGAGACTCAGACGATTCTCACGAATTTCAAGACAGAATTAAAATCCGAAAGCGATGAAACTCAGGCGCTCCTTCAGGCTGAGTTCGACGAGACCCAGACGGCGATTGTTGACTTCCGCACGGAGGTCAAAGCCGAAAGCGACGCAACGCAGGCGTTGTTGCAGGTGGAGTTCGACGAGACACAAGTTGCGCTTGCCGACTTTCGAGCCGAGGTCAAAGCCGAAAGCGACGCAACACAAACGCTCCTCCAGACGGAGTTCGACGAGACCCAGACGGCGATTGCTGGTTTTCGCACAGAGGTTAAAGCTGAGTCGGACGAGACACAGACAATTTTAGAAGACAAGCTCCCCGACCCCGTGAACGGGCGCATCCCTGTCGAAACGGTGGGGGCTTTTGACCCGACCAACGGGGTGTCGATCGCGTTGGACCACGGCGTTTATGGCCCTACCCAAGCGAGGTTTTCTCGCGATGGGGCGGTGGTTAAGACGATCAACCTAATTTACGACCTCGACGGAAACCTGACTTCCGTGCTTCCGGCATGAGATTTTTATTTAACCCCATCACCTCGCAGTTCAATTCGGCTCCGCCGAGGGAGATCATTTACTCGGAGACGGCTCCCGCGTTCCCTGTGGAAGGGACCCGTTGGGTTAATACTCTGGAAATCCGCGAGTATGTTTTTACTTTCGACGCCAATGGCGCTGGGTATTGGGTGGAAGTGGGCATCGGATCGACCGGCCCGCAGGGCGAAGTCGGCGATATTGGACCCGTCGGACCTGTCGGTCCCCAGGGCATCCAGGGCGTGCAAGGCCCTGCTGCAACGGTAGCCGTCGGCACTGTCTCGACGGGTGAACCTGGAACGAGTGTTTCTGTCTCGAATGCAGGCACAAGTGGGGCCGCGGTTTTAGATTTTACAATCCCTAGGGGGGCAGTCGGTCAAACCGGCGCAGTCGGCCCCCAGGGGCCACAGGGCATTCAAGGGCTGAAAGGCGACACTGGAAACGCAGGACTTCAAGGCATCCAGGGGCTTACCGGCCCCGCAGGCCCAGTTGGAGCAGTCGGCCCCGCAGGAACAGCAGCAAGCGTTTCGGTCGGCACAACAACGACTAGCGCGGCTGGGACGAACGCGGCGGTAACAAACTCAGGGACTACTTCGGCAGCGGTTTTGAATTTCACAGTCCCTCGCGGTGAGACGGGCGTAGCAGGGCCTACTGGGCCGCAAGGTCCCGCAGGCACTAGCGTCGTTCTAAAAGGGTCTGTTGCCAACCTCCCACTTCCTACAACAGGAAATACAGTAGGCGATCTTTATGTCGTCACCGCGACCGGCGACGGGTATGTGTGGAGTGGGTCTTCTTGGAGCAATGTCGGCCCGATTCGTGGGCCCGCTGGCCCTGCTGGATCGACCGGCGCGACAGGTCCCGCGGGAACGGCGGCAAGCGTTTCGGTTGGCACAACGACGACTGGCGCGGCTGGGACAAACGCGGCGGTAACAAACTCAGGGACTACTTCGGCAGCGGTTTTGAATTTTACAGTCCCCCGCGGCGCTACGGGCGCGACCGGAGCGGTCGGCGCAACCGGAGCGGTCGGCCCCCAGGGGCCCCAGGGCATTCAGGGGGTAAAGGGCGATACCGGATCACAAGGCCCCGCAGGCCCCGCCCCCGCGGGAACTGGAGCGGTTGTCGTTAGCAACGGAACTCTCGGAACCCCCGTCGGATACGGCACCGCCAACACCGCCAATACACTCGTTCGACGCGATGCCAGCGGCAATTTCTCGGCGGGCACAATTATTGCAAACTTGACAGGTGACGCTTCGGGCTCTTCCGCTTCCTGCACAGGAAATGCCGCGAGCGCGACCAAACTCGCCACCACTAGGGCGATCAATGTCAGCGGCGATGTCACCGGAACGGCTCAGAATTTCGACGGCAGCGCCGCGATAACGATTCCCACCGCTATTGCCCCTGGGGTGATTATCAACGCCGACATCAATGCAACCGCTGCGATTGCCGACACGAAACTCGCGACGATTGCGACAGCGAATAAGGTCAGCAACTCCGCCACCACGGCGACAAGCGCAAATACAAATTTCGCGATCGTGGCACGGGACGCCAATGGCAATTTCTCCGCGAATCAAATCACCGCGAGTCTCACGGGCACCGTGACCGGCAACGCCACGAATGTTTCTGGGACTGTAGCGGTCGCCAACGGCGGCACGGGATCGACCACGGCAGCGGGCGCTTTGACTAGTCTGGGAGCCGCCGCGGCTACCCACACGCACACAAACGCGACCGCGACGGTCAGCGGTGTGGCGGGAGCGGCGGGATTCATGTCCGCTGCCGACAAGACGAAACTCGACGGGGTCGCGACAGGGGCGACCAACTACACCCACCCGACAGGCGACGGCAACCTCCATGTCCCCGCGACCAGCACGACCAACAACGGCAAAGTTCTTAAAGCGGGTTCGACGGTAGGGAGTCTCTCCTGGGGCACGCTCTCCGCGGCGGATGTCGGAGCGGCTACGAGTTCGCACACCCATCCTTACAGCCAGATCACTGATACCCCGTATAAAGATGGAGTTAAATACGCTACGACCGCAGCCCTTTCGGCGACTTACTTAAATGGAACTTCTGGCGTCGGGGCGAATTTGACTAACTCAGGGACTCTTGCGGCTCTTGTCGTTGATGGCAGCACTGTTGCGGTCAACGACCGCATCCTTGTTAAGGATCAAGCGGCTTCGGCTCAAAACGGCATTTATACCTTGACGACCGCAGGGTCAGCGACCGTCGCTTGGGTTTTGACCCGCGCCACGGATGCCGACTCTAGCTCCGAGCTAGGGGGCGCTGTCGTAAGCGTTGATCGAGGAACCTCCAACGGGGGCAAACTTTTTAGCACTTCATTTAGCACCGCAAGCACGGTTGGCAGTAGTTCGTGCCCGTGGTTCACGGTGATTGACAGTGCAGGCGGCACCTTCACGGGGAATTTAACGATTGAGAATACTACGCCTCAGATCAAGTTTGTTGAGACAGATAATTTTCCTTATTGGGTTTACATATCCGCAGGCAGTTTTTATGTCACAACCGACCGTGACAATTCTGGGGCGTGGGAAACTCCCCATCCTTTGCAACTTCGCGCATCGGACGAACTCGCCCGAGTGTTCGGTTACGACATTTTTCACACGGGGAACTCCACAGCGGTTTCTGCGTGGGTCACGAAGACCGGAGCTTACACCGCACTTGCGGGGGATCGGATTGTGGCAAACACCAGTTCCGCCGCGTTTATCGTTACCCTGCCCGCTGCTCCTGCCCAGCACGACGAAGTGACTTTTGCCGACTACGGGAAGACATGGGACACGCGCAACCTCACCATCGCACCCAACGGGAAAACAATCGAGGGGCTCGCGGAAAACCTTGTTTGCGATGTGGAGGGCGCTCAAATCATTTTACGATATGAAGGAACAACTTGGAGAATTTATTAAAATATGGCAAATCTATCGACAATACTAAAACGAGACACCGCAGGCCGAGTTGTTGCTACCGGCATTGCTGACGATGCGGTAACTGGTGCAAAAATAGCCGATGACACTATTAGCTACACTAAAATAATTCCTGGCTATGGGCTTGTGCCGACTGGAACAATAATTGCATACGCTAAAAATGCGACTCCGCCTGGGGGCTGGCTGCAATGCAATGGAGCTGAAATTAGTAGAACGACTTACGCCGATCTTTTCGCAGTAATTGGAGAGACTTACGGGGATGGAAACAATAGCACAACCTTTGAACTTCCTGATTTGCGCGGTATTTTTATTCGTGGGGCGGGATCACAAACTATCGACGGCACAGTATATAATAAAAGTTTTGGCCTGGTTCAAAGAGACTCTTTTCAAAAGCATAGACATTATGGAGCAAGTTTATCTTTTGTCGGCGGTAGTGGGGGGTCAAAAATTTACATGAATTATGCAGGTGGAGGGTTTGATCGAATTATCTATAGTGAAACAGATGGGACGAAACATGATGACACGGACCCAGTTCCTAGACTTGATGTAGAGACTAGGCCAGCCAACATTGCACTTCTTTACTGTATTAAATACTAATGAAAAACGCATACTCATTCCATCCCGAAACAGGTGTCTTTATCGGCATTGATCTCGCGCAGGAGTCTCCCCTTGAGCCAGGGGTTTTCTTGCTTCCGGCTAGGGCGACTTTTGTGGAGCCCCCGCAAGTTACAGAGGGCAAGCAAGCTGTCTGGAAAGGTGACGCATGGGAGGTTCAAGACATCCCCGTGCCAGAACCAATCCCTGAACCCGAACCCGAGCCTTTGACCTGGGACACGATCCGAGCGCAGAGAAACTTTCTTCTTTCCCAAAGCGACTGGACTCAACTCGCCGATGCGCCACTGAGCCCTGAACAAAAGCAGGCTTGGACCGTTTACCGTCAGGCTCTCCGCGATGTGCCTTCGAGTTTTGCCACGCCCGAAGAGGTTGTGTGGCCGACGGTCCTGTAAAAAATGTTCACTTTTCCCACAAGCCCGCAACTTGGCGACACCGTCCAACTCGTAGATCGCATCTACCAGTGGAACGGCGCGGTGTGGCGGTCGATTCCGGTCACGGGGGCGCAAGGCCCCCCAGGGGCCCCAGGACCCGCTGGTCCCGCAGGCCCCGCCGGTGCCCAGGGACAGCAGGGCGAGGCCGGACCCGCCGGTCCAGTTGGCCCAGCAGGCCCCGCTGGGGCGAGTGGCGCGAAAGGCGATCAGGGCATCCCTGGCCCCGCCCCTTCAGGCACCGGCTTTGTGTATGTGGAGAGTGGCGTGGCTTCCTCCACTTTAGCTTTTGATGCCGGAACTTTTTGACTTTCCCTAGAACACGCAGTAATAACCCTACAACCCAATAATAAAACAACACTATGGCTAATCCCAATCTCAAAGTAGTTCGCCGCCGCCTCACTGGCGCGGCAGGTGCCCCTTCCGACATGGAAGCGGGACAAATCGCAATCAATTCCGTTGACGAAAAAGTCTATATCCACAACGGCACTTCCGCAATCCCCGTCGCGGGCAAAGGCGAGTTCGTGGACAAAGGCTCCGAGCAAAGCGTCACCGGCAAAAAAAACTTCACTGCGATCACGGTCTCCACGACCCCCGCAGACGCCAACGATGCGGTTCGCAAGACCGATCTCGACACCGAAGTCACTGCACTTCAAGGTGCCATCACGACTGAGGCCGGAACTCGCGCAGCGGCAGACACCGCGCTTGGTCTCCGAATCGACGCCCTAGGGAACGCCTTCAACTATGTCGGCACTGTCAACGGCGGAGCAAACTCTGGCGCGGCGACTAACCTTGCCTCGCTGACACAAAAAGACGCGGGCGACTACTACAAAGTCGGCACGGCGGGTCACTTCGTCCTCGCCCCAGCGGCTTCGTTCTTCGCCAATAGCGGAGACGGTCTTGTCTTCAACCTCGCTAATGGAATCGACAAGCTCGACAACACCGACAGCACCGTTGCAGGCACCGCAAACGAGATTTCCGTCACAGGCTCTACCGACACTGGCTACACCGTGGCGATCGACGCCGTTTTTTCGGGCCGCGTTACCGCGCTCGAAACCACTGCCGCTGGCCTCGGCACCATGTCCACTCAGGACGCCGACGCGGTCGCCATCACTGGCGGCACGATCAACGGCACTGCGATTGGCGGCACGACGGCTGCGGCTGGCGCGTTCACGACCCTGACCGCTTCCTCGACCGCGACTCTGAACACCCTTGCCAGTTCCGGCGCTACCCTCACGGGCGGCACGATCAATGGCATGGCAATCGGCGGCACGACTGCTGCGGCTGGCGCGTTCACGACCCTGACCGCTTCCTCGACCGCGACCCTGAACACCCTCGCCAGTTCCGGCGCTACCCTCACGGGCGGCTCGATCGACAACATGGTCATTGGTGGCACAACCGCCGTTGCGGGTTCCTTCACCGCGGTTTCGGCTTCGACAATCAGCGCCTCGGGCAATGTGACCTTCAATGGCAACATCGTGGGTGACGGCTCGACCGAAATCACCGATTGCATCATTGACGCGGGGACCTTCTGATCCCAATGGGTTCTAGTAGAGTATCACTGCTCAAAAGCGAGGTCGTGGGGCAACTCCCCACGGCCTCTGCCATGGCCGTCGGCGAGTTGGCGGTCAACTATGCTGACAAGAAAATCTACGGAAAGCACCCTGGCAGTGGCGCGGTTGTGCAGGTTGCCGCGGCTCCGACCCATTCTCACGCTCTTTCTGACCTGACGCAGAGTGGCGCGACGAGCGGGCAGGTGCCTACATGGAATGGCACGGCTTGGACTCCTCAGA